GTGGTTGTGTAGGTACTACAATTCTCGAATCTTTTGAGCAATGCCCTAAAAGAAACCGGTTCTTCACCAAACATATGATCCGCAAAATGATCATTATACATAGATAAAGGATTGATAACAATACCTTCATCTTTAGATTCATGTGAGATAACAACCTCATCACTCTTCAACTCAGAATCTGGTATATTGAAAACAGTTAAGTCTCTATAATCATTCATCTTAAAACCATATGCATTGACATGAAAATTGGAAGCTTTCATTTCAACCAAAGCAGATATACCATGAACGGCATCAGGGGCTTGAAGTTTAACAAAAGGAACCAAATACAATTGGCCATTTGCATAAAAATCAGTATTACTGTTGACTAGTAGCGACTCAGCACCGCAATAATCAACACAATGAGTCCAGGGAGAAACCCCTGAATACTCTACTGTAACTTCAATTTGATCTTGAACAGACAAATCCCACATGGCAATGCACTGTTTATTCAAATTTTGAGATGCTGTGAAAAGAGCTGACTGATTGGGATTTGGTTCCCAAATAATCGCATATTTTCCTCGGACAAATTTATTCTTAACCGCTGTAAATCTGAATGTAACATCAGATCTCCAATAGTTAAAAGGCATAGTCGCCAACATAGCATTCGTCGGTTGTCGAATTGTAGAGTCAGTGGGAGCAAAACGGTACAGACAAGGTGTGACTGGAACAGCATATATAGGCACAAGAGGAATAGCAGATTCAGTCAAAGTCAAAGTATTGATCAACGACCAATGCCCTGCTATATACGAAAGCACCATCTCATCATTATCACGAGCTGCTATACGCGGGTCAACACTCAAACCTTGCAAAGGGTCAAGAGTTATCTTTTTTGATGTTTCGTGAGCAACAACATTTGCGCCATTAACATAAGGTTGATTCTTAACATAAGAAGTTGGCGTAATAACCTTAGGTTTAGACCAGCCATAATGGGCTGCTAAACCACCAAGTGCATCAAACATTTGAACCGCAGCCTCAGCATAAGGAGGAATAGGAATCACAGATTTGATAGCATTGCTAACAGAAACAACTTTGCTAGCAATACCT